TGTAATCTTTCTAACTGGCGAAGTTAACGATTACCAAGCAGATTTGCTTTGCGCACAGTTGTTGTTCCTAGAAGCAGAGAACCCAGATAAAGATATTCATTTTTATATCAACTCGCCAGGCGGTGCAGTAACATCTGGTCTTGCAATTTATGACACAATGCAATTCATCAAACCTGATGTATCTACTACTGTTATTGGACAAGCATGTTCAATGGGGTCATTCTTAGCGATGGCTGGGTCAGCTGGTAAACGATATGTTCTTCCTAACTCTCGCACAATGGTCCATCGTGTATCAAGTGGTACACGTGGTACTGGCGGTTCTGTATATGTACAAGAACTTGAAATGGAAGATAACATTCGTCATTTCGAAGAGTCCAAGAACATCAACAAACGCCTAACTGAATTGTATGTAAAGCACAATACTAAAGGAAAAACTTTCGAAGAGTTGGAAGCAACTATGAAGTTTGATACCTTTATGACTGCGCAAGATGCAGTTGATTATGGTCTAGCAGATATGATGATCGAAGAGCGTCCAGCTTAAAAGCCAGGAACATAACTCCACATTTTAGCACTTCTAATTTTTATAGCGGCGAGGTATTCATCTACTTTGCCGCTATTTCTTTTTATATTAGTTTGCATTTCATCTGTTATGTCATACCAACGTTTCATATTAATTAGTTCAATGACTGAACTAGTTTCAATTTTATCAACACCAATATAATAAAAGTAATGTAATAGCGCATCAAACTGCGTCTGTGATAGAGGTTCTTTAACAAATTGCTCTAGTACGTTTCCGATATTACGTAGCTGTCTTTCTAGTATAAGTTTTGCAGAAGCAGATGAAATAGTACCTTGTGTTATATCAATTCTTTTTGATGCAACAGTTATATAACCATATTTTAATTCTACATCACTAATCTTATAACCATAACCAATCTTACCATCTGTTGTCTTTAACAGCGGTTCACTATTATTAATGATTGCGTCTTTACTCATTTTAGAAAAAATCAAATCTGTTACTGGATATGTAACTACACGAACATGTGATAGTATATATTTTGGTATATCAAAATCATAACCAATACCCAAGTATGTTCCGTTGGGTGTCACAACGTGTAACGGAAGTTGGATGTAATTTAATAACGAGCCTTTTTTCTTATCATATATCATGCCATAATAGTCCTTAACCAACTTGGAGCGCCTGCAGCTCTACTTCCTGTTCCCCAATATCTTGCAGAACTTACAGGAATTGTTGCACCCGGAGAAATATCAACATGCATACCTACTCCATCCATGTAACCTGCGCCTGCGCCAATAGATAGTGCACCAGCACTCTTTGCAGCTTGTGCAAATTGTGCCGCTATCGTTGTATCACGAGTCATGCTTATACGTCTGCCGCCTTTACCTTCATACAACCATACATCAGCTGCATACCCATGGTCGTGTCTATTCGATCCCACTGTACCAGTAGTGTGGTCTTGTCCACCAGAGAAAATAACGACATGTAAATTTGTTGCATTTGCTGCTGATAGTAAAATTCTTTCAAGTGCAGGTACAACTTTAAGTCTACGTGTTGCACCTTGGTTTCTATATTCAAGTGAGCCGCCATCGCCATCATCTATAACATCTTCAATGTCTGCTACATCAAGTTGTTCTTCTGCACTATTTGGGTTAGGAGAAATTTCAGATGCAGGACTTCCTGGTTGTACGCCTGCACTTGGTGGGACATTGTTACGGGCCATTGGCTCATGTGATGGCATTGATGAAACAATACTATCGTCTAATTGTGTACTTTCTAAATTCTGAATATCAGCATGTGATACTGTAGTCATACCAGGAGATAGTGCTGCCTGCGGCCCATTGAGGTGTAATGTACCACCAGTAGACACATACATATTACTTTTTACTTTAGTGTGGTTCGAACCAGCACTGTCAAAGAATTGTGAGCCACCACTCTTCAAGTGTATTTGATCAGCGGTGTTCAGATGATAATCATTACCTGCTTTTATGTGTACATTTTCACCAGCTTCCATATTGATATTCTTATCAGCACGGATATTAAAATCTTTTTCAGCTCTCATTGAAATAGAACCCTGAGCATATGCCATAATCTCGCCCGTTGCTCCGATCTCTACCCAACCAGAACCACTTGAGTTAATCATATAAATTATATCATTTGTTCCGTCTAAAATAATACTAGCACCTGAACCTGTTTGAAGTCTAATTTGATTTGGATGAACTGTGCCGTCTGGTGCGATAGAACCGTCATCCATTGTCAACGCATTGTTGCCAGGTGTTTTCATTCCGAATACTTTAGAATGCTGTGGAGTTTCATAGCTTGCATCCCGTTGCGGAGATGCGGTACTCTGTCCTCTAACACCATCAGCATATATGCCTTGCTGTGCTACATTAACGTTTCTATCACTATTATCTAATTCGTCTTCTGCATTTTCATTTCGTTCTCGGACTGATGCAGGAGTAGATTTTGCAGAAGGAACATCTTTATACGCTCCTTCGCCTTGTCCTGAACCATCATCCTTTGCTCTGCCGGATGCGCCGCCAGAAACTACATCAGGAACTTCTTGTGCAACAGCAAACCAATAACCTCTAGATAATTCTCCGTTATCAGCAAAGAATACCATAATAGAAACACCAGCATCTGAAGGTACCGCAAACATACCATATGACCCACCACTGTTACTACCACCGAATGGTGCTGCATATTGAAAGTACATCGGTTCTTCTGGTGTTCCTCCTAATTTAGGAACATATGCGCTAACTCTGCCTCTGCCTTCTGGGTCAGGTTCACCGGTAGTGATAGCTATATAGATACCACTTTCAATATTTGATAATACCGGTGATTGACCGTGTTTTCGTTCACGTCTTAATGCACCAGCTAAACTACTAGATGATTGATTACTAATTGACATTTACTCTAATTCCTCTTTAACTTGTATCCTTGCAGATCCTACTTCAAATGCAGTGCCGTCTTCACTGGATTTACCTCTTGGTACCCCAATTTCAAGTAAATCATATTTACTAACTACTGTATTTCTAATAGTATCAAATCCCCCTGCCGTTCTACTTCTTATTTCTGGGTCAGCAAAGCTATAGACTCTATTTGGATCTATTGGATCAAAAGTTATTTTCGTCCCATCAGTCAATTCAATTCCATTGCTTAACCTTACAAATGGCATCGTGTAAACTGATCCGTCATAATCTAGTATTTTGACTTCCACAAAATCATTTGGATCATACCATGCACGTTTAACAGAATCCATATCTGATTGTGCATTAGTGTATTGGTTAATTTGTTCTTCAGTCAATACAATATCAGAACTTGCTTTTGCAACATTTTGTAAATCAATAGGCACTGGATTTTTAACAACAGTTCCATAAGTTACTACTTCTTCTTCGTTAGTATCTGGGTTAACAGCAATTGTAGATTTAGTATCAATTGCATCTGATGTTGAAAAATCTTGTTCTGTTACTGCATTTTCTAACTCTTGCATCTCAGACAATCTTTTTTGTTGATCTGTTTCAGTCCAATCATATGGAACTGCATCTAGTTCTTGGTATTCTTCAATCGTAGCATCCAAGTCTTCAATAAGTTTTTGTTCTGCTAACAAGAATCTCGACGGATCATTCTTAGCTAAATTTTCTATTTCAGTTTGTTTATCAACAAGTTTATCATAATAGTTCTGGTCTGCTTCACTCATCATTGACCAACTACCGTAATTTTCGTCTAGTAGTCGGACTTGCTCATTTCCTATCTTAGCAAGTATAACTGCTTCTTTCCCTGTAACTAATGCATTAACTGTTTTGTCGCCTTCAATTCTACTTAGCGCATATTGCTTGTGTGCAGATACAACTTTTGGATCTACTCTAGGTGATACTTTAAGCTCTCCAGTTCTAATAGATTCAGCACGTGCTGTTGCAATCGGATTAGATAACATTGTTTCTACTGTTATAGCAGGATTTTCAAGCTGATAATTACTGATAATATCATCCATACTCATGTAATTTACTGCATCCATTTGTACAATCTCATCCGTAACAGCCGTTCTGTCAACATCAATATCTAACGGTTCGCCGTATACTTTATCAAGTAGACCTAGAAATTCCGGTGAAATAACAGTTCCATTTTCTATTTCTTCATTGATGATAGTAGCCGCCTCTTCTGGTGTTCCATATAAGTCAGTAAATTGTTTTTTTAATGCATCTACATCAGCTTGTGCTTGAGTACTACCATTTGCCGCTAACATTTCTGCCTCAGACAACATAGCGGCATATGCGGCAGAGTCTTTTGCTGTACCTATACCATCATCTAATATTTTGTCTGCTTTTGTTATAAGCGAACCTCTAAATCCTCTATACTCTTCGTTTGCAAGTCGTGAAGGATCAGTTAATCCACCTCCGACCGTATCTTGTTGGGTATAAAATAGTCCAGGTGCTATCACTGGTGCTGCCGAGTTTCCATTACCGTCGGTGCCGCCGCCGCTGCCGAATGGATCACCGAAGTCACGTGGATCGCCTCGTTCTCCTGAGCCAATGCCGGCTGTATTGTCACCGAAACCTGCAAACTCTCCTTCAGGTTCATTTCCGTACCCGAAGCTGTCTCCAATTATTGTACTAAAGAATGGGTTAACTGGTAAGAAACTATCTGGTACTGGTATTCTAATCATGTCAAGTTGTTGAACAAACTGTCCATCACTAAACGAACTTGTGACATTTTTAACTGCATACAACATTGTTGCTAGATTTGCTATTTTTGTGTTATCATTCTCATCTACGCCTGCAGCTTTATTAGTCACAATAGTAACATAGTTTGCACCATTGATAGATGTTGGGTGACTACGATATGTATCTATCGCATTACTATTACCGAATAATTCTTTAGCTACCTTAGGAGTTAAGTATGTGTCAATCCAATAAGGATCGCCCTTAATAGTTAACTTTAATTGTTCCATACTAATATCCATGTTTACAGCTTCATAGAATTTTTCTTTCGCTAAGTCAACTTCTTGCTCATTAGAGGATGAATAAATTCGTGTGTTACTCTTTTCTGTAAGATAAGGTAGAATTCCACGTTTGAATATAACTGGATTTATTAGAAGTGCTTCTACGATATCTTCTAACTGTTGAGTAGTCAGCGTAGATATTAAGTCATCGCCAAGTTCTTCCATAATAATTTGATTACTGTCACTTACCTGTCCTGCGATACCAGAGAAATTATTAGCTATATCATTTACTTGTGTATTTGCAAAAGCTGAGAAATTAGCACCAAGTGCTTGCATTGTAACTTCATCGATGCGTCTTTCAATATCACGTGTTGCGGTATCTACAGTACTAACTCCGGTTTGTGCTGAATTATATTGCTCTAATAATTCATTATATCGCTCACGTTCTTCATTTATATTACTTAAAATATCCGGATCATATTGTTGTGCAGCTTGTAATTGTGCTTGTAGTGGTTGGTCTCTTAATGATTCCGCGGATTGTCTTGCAAATTGAGGATCAACTCCCTGAGCAAGTAATGCATCTCTTTGATTGTTAACGATTGCTTGTGTTACTGATTCACTCGCATTCTCTACCTGTGAACGTACCGAATCTAAATTCTCGTTTGCAGCAGTTTTGTCGCCTTCAAGTGTAGACAATTGTGATTGTAATTCTGCTAACTTTGCTTTTGCTCTAGGATTTAAATCTTGTATGATTTGTTCATTTCCCTCAATGAAGCGTTGAGCAAATGCATCATCTTTTGGTAAGTTATACGCCTTGATTAACTGTCTGTTTAGACTTATGTTTAAATCTAGAACTTGGTCATTAAGTCCAGTATACTGATAATAATATATCTTCTTACACTGTTGTCTATCAAAAATCTCTTTTACCAATTTAGCAGAGTTTGTTACTTTATTTGCATTGTCATAGTTATTCTGTACTACAATTTGATTTTTAGTTGTGATAAAGTATTTTACATTATGTCCTGCTTCACCACTAAGTGGATTAAGACCGTTTGGCTTGGGAGCTGCATCTGGTAGAATTGTGACTACTTTAGTGAATGTATCTTTTTCCGTAGTAAGTTCAGTTCTGATATCAATAGATTGAATACAAATATCATACAAAACATCAACTATACTCAGTCCAGGAGTTATAACACCTGTCTGTTGTGATATATTAACAGATCCAGTTCTAGTAACAACTTCATTTCTAGCAGAACCACCTACATTGGGTTCATCGCCATTCATCATAGACTCGCCAAACTCAGTCATAAAGTCATTATCAAATTCAAAATCATATGTGTGAATGTATTGATTGTTAGCCGCACTCTCTGTACTAAAATCGTTCTTTTGAATATTCTCATTTAACTTTGTAAAGAACTCTTCTATTGTCTCTTTTAATGTTTCTTTAATATCAAATTCAAAGTTATGTTGAATAAGATTAACACTACGACTAACTGCGTAGTCTGGTGTAATAGTACCTTCTATAGTAGTAATAGTACCTCTAGCATCAGTACTAGATGGGACATCACCTACATTCGAAATAACGAATGGGAATACTTTAGTTAGATTTTGATTTTCACTTCTGATAGTGCTACTATCATCACTGTAACCTTTAAAGTTTACCTTTAAGAAATACTTTGCTTCTGAAATACTAGCATATCCAGATAGTAATGCTGCATTCATAAGATTATCATTAAGACTCGTATTACCTACTTGTATAATAGAAAATGCTAGTCTCGTAGCAGTACCGGCGAGTCTGGATACACTACTCGAACCTGCACCTAAGGATTTTATTTCTAAATCTTGTATATTGAATTCAGTAGTTACGCCAGTTTCTGCAATCGTGATATATTGAATATCACTACCAGGCCAACTGTTTGAAATAATAGAATCCAAGTCTTGTGCTTCATTCAGTAAGAATTCAAGCGCATCTCTTTGTTTAACGACAAATAATTCTAAGTGATAGGTATAGTTTTGATATTGGTCAAGAGCATTCTCCCACCATTCATTATTGTTTTCCATACTGGTAACAATGTCACTTAGACTTTCAGCGTTGTTATAATTTGTTGCCATTATCTCATCTTATCTATGTTTGTTCTACTAGGAACATATATCTTTTTTCCAGCAGTGAAGTCATCAATAGGATCAATGATATCGTCTGGGTTGCGCTGTGCGAATATCCACCAATACTTAGCAGTTCCATATTTTTCAAAACTGAATAAGTCAGGACGTTTATCAAACTGTTGTGGAATAGAAACGTATTCATCTAGTGGATCTCTAAACAAGTTGCGCTTTGTTTGAATATCAAGTACTCTACCATATAGTATACTTGTCTTGCTCCAAGGTGAATGTGACTTATACATAACCATCACTCCTTAATTCACCACTCAAATACTTTTGTATTGTGAAATTGTCTCTTACATTCTTAGGAGAGTATGTAGTTGTTAAACTCATAACAAAAGTACTTGTTACTGGCAATCTGAAATCGTCTACTTCAATATAATCTACATCAGCATCTAAGTTGTATGTAAAATCTCTGATAAGTACTGGTACATTCTTATAAACACCATGTGCAGTAAGTCGCAGAACAGGCGGTGGGAGTCCTTTATCTGGATCGTTTTTGCCAAAGTTCATTTTCATTGCGCCACGAAAGTATTGTACTCCTGCTAAAATATGTCGTGCTTGTTCTTCGTTTTCAATTACAATCGGTGCCGCAAGTGTAAGTTCTGTATTAGCAGACATCTCAAACGCACGTTGTTGAAAGTTCGAATGTGCTGGATCGTAAGAACTGTAGTTAGCACTAGAAACACTGGTCACAGTCGGAGTGTATGGGAAGTTAAAGGTAGTTATTCCTGAACTTCCAAGTCTCCCACTCGGATCTGTAATAAAAACATTCTGTGTAGATGTATATGGATTAGACATCATAATCTCCTAGATATTGTTATCAGTATTTATCGTTGTATAATATACGCACTTAACACTTGACAATGAATTATTTAGGATGTATAATACTAGTAATATTTAGGAGAATACCATCATGGCTCGTAGAGTACAGAAATATTTAAACAACAAAGATATGTTAAAACAAATTCATATCTCTAAATCAAATTTCTCATGGTTTGAAGACCGTGACAAACATCATCAGTTCGATGTTATTATTGATAACGTTGCTGATGAATTGGACTTAGCCGGAGAAATCCGCAATCTTGAAGCAACAGCACGTGAAAATCGCGCAAACCGTATTCAAAAGGAAGCGTGGGACTTAAACACTGATAAGAAGATGAAACAAGCTAACTTCGCAGTAGATCACGATTCATTTGCACAAGACGAACTAGTGTTTCGTGTTATGACATTTGAACATATCCCAGATGAACCTGGTCGTAAAGCTAACCCAAAGACAGTAGCAGATCATAAAGTCAAACTTCCGTTCCCTCCATTCAAGCATTATGTGATTGACGGAAACGACATTCGTGAAGTTGGTATCTCGCACCATAATACAAAAACGAAAGAGTTTGATATCGTTACTGGTCGTGTAACAGCAACACTTGCTAACATGTATATCAAACTAGTAGAACGTTATTCACAACGTGCTAACTGGCGTGGGTACACATACATTGATGAAATGCGCGGACAAGCATTGTTACAATTAACACAGATTGGTTTACAGTTCAACGAAGCTAAGTCAGACAATCCGTTTGCTTATTACACAGCGGCAGTTAACAACTCATTCACTAGAGTACTAAACATTGAAAAGAAAAATCAAGGTATTCGTGATGACTTGCTAGAGAATAGCGGACAAGCTCCATCATGGACACGTCAACTTGAGCATGAAATGAAATCAAGTGAGCGTTGGCAAAAAGTTATCAAGACTAAAATTACAGACGCTTCAATTCCAACTGAAACAATCAAAGAGATTTATGCAGACGATGACTAATCTATTCAACAAACTTGCGTTCTTTACAGACATACATTACGGTATGAGAAACAATGCACGACTACACAATGAAGATTGTAGTGCATTTGTAGACTGGTTCATTGAGCAAGCTAAAGCTAAAGGATGCGAAACATGCATCTTTGGTGGCGACTGGCACCATAATCGTGCAAGTTTGAATATTTCAACTATGAAATATAGTCTCGACGGACTAAGAAAACTAAGCAAAGCATTTGATAAAGTGTATATGATTAAAGGTAATCACGATTTGTTTTATCGTGAAAGCCGTGAGATTAGCAGTATCGAATTTGCTAAAGAATTTGATAACATCATTCTTGTAGAAGATACAATGATTGAAGGCGATGTTGCACTTGTCAGTTGGTTAGTAGGCGATGAATGGAAGAAAGTTCCAAAGATCAAATCAAAGTATATGTTTGGTCATTACGAACTTCCTACATTCAAACTTAATGCTATGGTAGAAATGCCAGATCACGGCGGTCTTAAAATGAATATGTTTAAACACCAAGACTATGTGTTTACTGGACATTTTCATACTAGACAAATCAAAGGAAACGTTATCTACACTGGTAACGCATTCCCACACAACTTTTCAGATGCGTGGGACGATGAACGAGGCTGGATGTATCTAGAATGGGACAAAGAACCTGAATTCTTTGCTTGGCCAGATGCTCCTAAATATAAAACTATCCGTCTATCTCAACTACTAGATGATCCAGCCAAGTTCTTGCTTCCTAAAACAACAGCAAAGATTTCATTAGATATTGATATCTCATATGAAGAAGCAAACTTCATCAAAGATACATTCATTGAAACATACGATTTACGTGACCTAACTCTAGTTCCTGTTAAGAACGATGAACATACAGAAGATGTAGGTGCAGAGATACACTTTGAAACAATAGATCAAATCGTTGTTGCGCAGTTGTCAGCACTAGACGGCACGTATGATAGAAACGTATTGATTGAAATCTACAACAACTTATAGGAAATTATTATGAAGAAAATTTTAATTACTGGTAACAGAAATTACGGTCTATGCGAAGCCATATGTAACATGTTTGACAACAATGGGTATGAATATGAATGTGCAAGTCGTGAAACCGGATGGAGTTTAGACAGGCAAGAAGATCAAGCACGTCTAGCCCATAATTTTGTGCTTAATGGCTTCAATGTATTTATTAACAACTCTGCTATGTGGAAATTTCATCAAATTATGATTGCAGAAAATATGTATAATGCAGCAAAACTTGCTGGAGTACATGCACAATTTATTCATATGGGATCAACTGCTGATACCGGAGTTAAAGGTAGAACCTGGCGCTATCCAACTGAGAAGAAAGCATTACGAGATTATAATCGTGATCTGACATATATGACTATGGGTGGGTCTAACATCAAAACAACATTACTATCACCAGGTAGTTTAACTACTCCCAGTGTTATGGAAAAACACCCAGATAGACAACTTATTGATGTAGAATATATCGCAGATATCATTTTATGGTTGCTTTCTCAACCGGAATATGTTAATATTAATGAAATTAGTTTAGATCCAGTACAGACTGGAGCTTATGCAAGAGAGAGGTAAGTTGTTTGCTGAAACTAAAGAATATAACAATCCGAAACTTCATGAGTGTCGGAAACGTCACTCAAGCCATTGATTTAGAAAGAGATTCATTGTCGCTAGTACTAGGCAACAACCTAGACTTAGGTGGTGATGGTTCTCGTAATGGTACTGGTAAGACTACTCTTATCAATGCACTATCGTATGCTTTGTACGGTAACGCACTCACAAATATCAAAAAGAATAACTTAATCAATAAGACTAACGGCAAAGGCATGTTAGTTACTTCTGATTTTGAATACAACGGTAATGAGTATCGCATTGAACGCGGTCGTTCTCCTAATGTTTTTAGATTAATGCGCGATGGCATTGATATCAATGAAACACAGGATGAAGCACAAGGTGAAATGCGACAAACACAAATTGAAGTTGATTCCATTATTGGTATTTCTCACAACATGTTTAAACACATTGTTGCGTTAAACACTTATACTGATCCTTTTCTTTCTATGCGTCCCAATGACCAACGTGAAATCATTGAAGAACTTCTTGGTATTACAGAGTTGTCTCGTAAAGCAGATAACTTGAAAGATGAAGTCAAAGCTACTAAAGAACAAATCAAAGATGAAGAATACCGATTGAAAGCTATCGAAGATGCGAATACACGTATTCTAAAATCTATTAAAGACATTGAACGTAGACAACGTATCTGGACTGAAAAGCACGATACTGAAGTTAACACATTGTCATCTGCACTTGATGCACTAACACATATCGATATCGATGCAGAGATTAAGAACCACACATTCATTGCAGAATATAACGAAAAGAAAACTCGTTTAGATGAAGCAGTACGCTGGATCAATAGTATTGAA